GGAAGACCTCACCGGGTCTCCCATCCTCGTAGAACCCGACCTCCACGTAGACCGCGAAGCCACTGGCCTTCACGGTCTTCCGCTCGAGCTGCCGCTTGTTGGGAAGCGGTTCGCGGAGCGGGAGAGAGGCATGGATGACCTCAGCGATCGCCTCTGCCTCGCCGAAAGTGGAGAGGACGTTGATGAGGGACTTCTTATCCATGGAAGTTCTCCGCCACCTGCCTTAGGTCATTCACGTAGGACCCACGGTCGGCATACTTGAAGCGTCGCCAGTACTGTGGGTGCGGGATGATCTGGTTCGGTTCGAAACCGGCTCGCTTGAGGCGCTTGGCGGCCTCCACACCGAGGGCGATGATCTTCGCCCCGGCGAAACGACGCAGCTCGTCGCCGAGCTGGAACTGCGAGCGGATGTCGCCGAGATCAGGGTAGAGGCTGTTGGTGATGTAGATGTGGCGGAGCTGGTTGAGGGCCTCGAAGAGAAGCTTGGAGGCTTCGCCGAAGTCGAAGGGCTTCGCATGGGCGAAGGCGCGACGGCGGATGGTGAACTCGTCCCCGACAATGATGACCTTCGGGGTGAGCGAGCCGATCCCACGCAACTCATGGGGCGACGTGAAGAGCGGGTTGTTTCCAACCACCGCGGCGGCACTCACCGCCTGATCAAGCTGACCAACGTTGTGGATCCACGTGGTCAGGTGGCGAGGCAGGAACTTCTCGTACGCCTGACCCATCTGGAAGTAGTGGTCGACGACCCACAGATCGTAGTCGCTTGCGGCGGTTCCTCGAGCCTTGATCTGCTCCTCGACCAGCGCGAGATCGCGGACGATGTACGCGATGTGGAAGCCGCGGACCTCCAGCTGCAGGTTGAGGAGCCAGTTCTGCCAGTCGTCGATCAGCGAGCGATTGCGGCTCAGGTTGCCGTAGACCCGCTCGGAGATATGCGACCGGGAGAGGAGATCGGCGGAGTCGTAGGACTCACGGAAGTAGTCCGACCACTTGTGAGGCGTGACGCCCTTCGGCGGCTTCACCAGGTGGATCGACTTGACCCTGTGGGTCTTCTCGATCTTCTCGAGGATGGTCGACTTCCCGACCCCATCGATGCCTTCGAGGATCAGTCTCATGGCTTCTTCACCTTGCGGCTCTCGTCGATGACGATCGTAATCCCAAGTGCGGTGACGAGTTGCTGCGCCTCGGGGGTGAACTCTTCAGGGGTCAGAGCATCGAACTTCTTTTGGTCCGCATGCTCGATGTAGTACCGCGCGATCATGCTCGTCTCTCGAAACGCGAGGAGTGAGTTGGGCTTCGGAGCCCAGTACCCAGTCTGCTGCTTCTCCATCGCCCTGTTCAGGCGGGCCAAGTTAGCATAGCCAGCTTCGGGCTCGTAGACATGCGCGTTCGCGATCATCCGCGTCACGCGTCCAGGCCGCATACCCAGCTGATGGGCGAACAGGATCAGGAGCGTGGAGAAGCTGAAGTGATCGTGGGGAAGACCCCACACCAGATCGCAGGACCTCTGGTAGATCGTCATGTGGAGCTCGACGGTCCCGTTGACGTTGGTCGTCGACTGGAGCTGGAACATCGTGTTGCATGGCTTGTCCTTCGTGACGGCCATGAGGTCGGCGGGATCGTAGATCTGACACACCGCTTGTCGGGTCTCGGGGTCTTCGGTGAGGAGCGTCAGGAGTGGTTGAAGATGCGCCGCAATTCGAGGACCGTACGCCCCATAGAAGGAGAGACCGTCGTCGCTGAACTGCGCGATGTTCTTGTTGAACCGCGCGAGCCAGGCGACATCGTCCCAACCGGCGCAGTAGGCCATGAGCTCGGCGATCGCGAACTTCTTGGAGAAGCCGTTCCCGATGGGGAGGTTCTCCACGGCGATGGTGTCGATCACCACGTTGAACAACGCACGGTGAGCTCGACCTCGAGCTGTGTGATGTGCGCCGTATTCCCAAGCTCGTCTCACAAGCGCGGGGTACAGTCGATCGAAGCCTTCCATGCCGTGGCCTCCGGTGCTGAGCTTCACTGTGTACATTCTACCAGAGGAAACCCGAGGAACGGAAAGGAATAAAAAGGAAAAATAAGGAAACTATCCTCTATGTTCCTCGTACTTATCTGGGTAGAGTAGTCAAGTGAATAAGAAGAGAAGTAGTAGTCTTCTATGTCCTTTATTTCCCAAAGGTGGTGTATAGAAGTGATCCCGATAGAGAGAGAAGGGGAGGTGAATCTTTTCCTCTTCCTCAAGAAAAGGAAAGTAAAGGAAAGGAAAGGAAAGGCATGCTTCGTACCGATGTGATCCGTAGCTTCCTGGCTCAGAACGCCAACCCTGAGCTTGCCCACCTGTACAACCCCGACATGGAGTGCCAGGTCAACGTGGCGCAGGATGGCGGAGAACGGGTAGAGGGAGATTGGCAAGGTCATCACTGGACTGGTTGGAGAGCTGACGGTGAGACCTGGAAGTCTTTCCGGATCCCGTGGAAGGCGAACACCAACGAGGCTGAGTATGTCGATCGCCCGTTGAAGTGGAGCACGAAGCACATCGAGGCCGTCGGGATGACGGGGTGGGACTGGCGTGCGAAGGTATCCCGCTGGGTGGGCTTCGACTTCGACGCGGTGATCGGCCACGTGCAAGGGCTTTCCGCGACGGAACTGGACGATATCAAGGACAGGGTAAGCACCGTAGATTGGGTGACGGTGCGTCGCTCGAAGGGCGGACTGGGTCTGCACCTGTACGTCTTCCTGGACCCGCCGATCCCGACCGAGAACCACAACGTGCATGCGGCGTTGGCCAGAGCGATCCTGTCGGAGTTGAGCGGGGTGGTCGGACACAACCTCGCCTCGCAGGTCGACAAGCTCGGCGGGAACCTGTGGGTGTGGCACCGTGAGACGAAGCCGCAAGGCTTCACGCTGGTGAAGGCCGGCACGGCACTCACGAAGGTTCCTGAGAACTGGCGCGCTCACGCGGACGTTGTTGAGGGCAGGCATCACAAGGTCAAGCCTCCAGCGGAGACCGGTGACAACGAGGCGAACTTCGAGGAGGTTGTGTCGCGGGTCAAGTACACCGTGCTGGACACCGACCACCTGAGGGTGATCGACTTCCTGCGGACCCAGAACTGCTTCACCTCGTGGGACTCAGATCGCAACATGCTGACCACCCACACCGTCGCGCTGAAGAAGGCGCACGATGCCTTGAAGCTGAAGGGTATCTTCTACACGATCTCTGAGGGCAAGGGTGGTTCCTCGGACAAGAACTGCTACATGTTCCCCATCAGAGGTGGGGCATGGGTGGTGAGACGCTTCTCGCAGAACGCGAGGGAGCACAGTGCGTGGCAGAAGGATGCCAACGGTTGGACGCGCTGCCTCTTCAACCATCCCGCTGAGTTGGCGGCTGCTGCGGCCGCTCATCAGGGAGTAGAGGATGAGAAGGGTGCGTTCGTGTTCAAGTCCGCCTTGCTGGCGATGCAATGCCTGAAGGACCTCGGTGCACCGAAGTTCGAAATGCCAGACCTCTTCCGCGCGAGGCAGACCGCGATCTCCGGGGTCAAGGGACAGCCGGGCAAGGTCTTGCTTCGCGTGGTGCGAGAGGAGACCGACAACCACGAGACCGGTTGGTTGCAGAGCGCGCGACCGAGGGGGATGTACTGGCAGCGCGTGGTCACGATCGAAGGGACGAGGGAAGAGCCGGAGCCTCCCGATCAGGTGGTCCGGCATGTGGTGTCTGCGAGTGAGGACGCTGGTTGGTTCATCAACTCCCATGAGGGGTGGATGTGGGAGCCGCGAGTCAACGTGAACACCGTGCTCAAGTCGCAGGGGTTCACGGACATCGACAAGCTCTTGGGGTTGTCGATCACCAACCCATGGGTGATGGTGAGCATCCCGTTCAAGGATGAGTATCCAGGAGGGCGACGGTGGAACAGAGGTGCGGCACAGCTCGGTTTCACACCCAAGGAAGGGCCGCATCCTACCTGGGATCTCTTGTTGAATCACGTCTTCGCGACGCTCACACCGGCCGTCCTGGAGAATGGTTGGTGCAAGAGATACGGTATTGCCACCGGTGCAGACTATGGGAAGTGCTGGACTGCGGCTATGTTCCAGGAGCCGACAAGACCCCTCCCATACTTGTTCTTCGTCGGACCACAGAAGTCTGGGAAGTCGACGTTTCACGAGGCGCTCAAGCGGTTGTTCGCCGATCCGATGCGTGGTGTAGCACGTGCCGATCAAGCGTTGCGGAGTCGCGACGCCTTCAATGGCGAACTGGTTGGACGGGTTTTGGCGGTGATCGAGGAGATCAGCCTCAAGAAGAACCAGGAGGCCTACAACCGGATCAAGGACTGGGTGACCGGTGAGACCATCTCGGTCCACTTCAAGGGCAAGACCATCTACGACGTGAACAACACCCTCCACTTCATCCAGTGCGCTAACGACCCGACGTACTGCCCGGTAATGGTGGGTGATACGAGGATCGTGATGATCTACGTCGATCCGCCGGAGGAAGAGATCCCCAAGCACACGCTGATGGAGCGGCTGGTCGAGGAGGCACCGCACTTCCTCTACACGATCATGAAGCTGGAGATCCCGCCGACCAATGAGCGTCTGCGGATCCCAGTCGTCGAGACCGGTCTGAAGGAAGACCAGGCGATGGCGAACCGGGATGAGCTGACCGAGTTCCTTCAGGACGTTTGCTCGCAGGTCGACGGTGAGGTCGTCCAGATCTCCAAGTTCTACGAGGCGTTCTTCAACTGGTTGCCCCTCGAGAGACATCAGTACTGGAACCAGCGGACGGTGAAGGGCAAGCTCCCGGCCAAACACCCCACTGGGAGGTATACGGGAGAGGGTCAGATCCACATTGGCAACCTGTCGCTGGTTGCCATTGACAAGCGCCATGCCCGTTTGGAGAGGCGCGGAGATAGGTTGTGCCATGTCGACCAGAGCTAGGAGGTCAGTGATGTCTACACGGTCTAGGATGGTGCACCTTTTGAGGGATCTCGAGGAACCGATGTCCATGGTATCCTTGGTAGAGACCCATGATCGCCGCACAATCGCGGCTGCGGAGAAGCAAGGGTTGATCATGGTGTACGTTCCCCAGATGGTAATGCGCACCGAGAGTGGTGCTGCATACCTCTTGCTGGAGACCGATGAGTATGGCCGCGGGGCGGATGCTTGGAGCCCGCTATGAGGGGCTGCCTGAACGCCGTGCTGCTGGGCGGAGTGCTGTGGCTGTTGGTGTGGTTCACCTGGCAGCATCCTTGGCAGGGGATCCTCATGTGGATCCTGTTGGGGATCGTGATGATGCTGTATCCCAAGAGCGAGGTGAAGGACGAGTTGAGGAGCTTGGACCAACAGGTCTGCTCACACATCGCGGAAGTCGATAGGATGCACGCAGAGATCCGTGACATGCGCTGCCCCAAGTGTGGGGAGCGCAAGCTGTGAGGTACGTGAAGCCCTCGGTAGAGCAGAAGCCTTGGGAGAAGGCTGGGTGGACTCGAGAGCCACGAAATGGCCATGAGTGGAAGTTGATGAAGGCCGGGAAGCCGCAACCGAAGGAGTTCAAGAAGAAGCGGAAGTGCAAGGTCTGCGGTGGCTCTGAGTTCAAGACTACCTACAACTACGACGTGCGTAGAGGTAAGTCCTACGAGACGGCCTACTGTATCACCTGCAGGTTGGCGAGTAACAAGTGCTACCGGCAGGAGAACCCCGAGAAGGTCAAGGCCTGGCAGGATGTACAGATCAAGAAGATCAAGGAGATGCGGGCCACCTTCGACTCCGATGGCATCGCTACCGTGCCAGCGGTCTGGGTCATACGCCATCAGATGGACGTTGTTGAGGCGGTGAAGGAAGGCAAGTCGTTCATCGTAGAGTACAACGGCGAGTTGGCCTACACTATCGGAGGACTTTAGATGAACCCCTGGTCGCGTAAGGGATCGCGCAAGGTCCAGCCTCAGAAGCTTCCGGGCTCGGGCAAGGATGGCGCGATGCTCGAGAAGGATTACTACCGTGAGCTCCGTGAGTTCATGATGGCGAGGGGCTGGATGGTGAGGAAGATCACCGTCATGCATGACTCGATGACCGGCTGGCCGGACGTCTTCGCCAGCCATCCGGTCCACGGTCAGCGGTTCATCGAGACGAAGCGACCGAAGACCGGGAGACTCACGGAGGACCAGTTCAGGGTCTTCATCGACTTCCAGACCCACGGGGTAGGGATCTGGATCCTCGAGACGATGCACGACTACCCCAAGCTGTTCGAGAAGCCCAACTGGCATCTCTACACCTTCAAGGAATTCCGCCCATAGGGCACCATGAGCTACCCATGGCAGTTGGTAGCATCGGAGGATAGAATGGACATCGCATTGGACGTGGAGACGGGAGGATTGGATCCCGAGCTGGCGCCGCTGATGGGAGTGGACCTGTGGCATCCCACTGGTCCGTGCTTCACGGCGCGAGTCAGGGGAGTGGAGCGGGTCAACCGCTTCGGACGCGCCATGGAGATCCACCCGAGGGCGTTGCAGGCCAACGGTCTGAATCCCCAGGAGGGGCTCGACCCGAAGCAGGTGGCCGAGAGGTTGCTCGCGTGGTGGAAGTCGATCGGCAGCCCGCAGTTCCACCTGGTCGGCCACAACGTGGGACCGTTCGACGTCCCGTTCCTGAAGCAGCTGCAGTACGCGGGCATCGATCTCCCGTGGTCGATGATGTTCGACTACCACTACCAGGACACCGCGACGCTCGCGTACGCCCTGCAGAAGGCCGGCTACCTCCACTTCGGGAAGTGGTCGCTCACGAACGTCTGCCAGGTGCTCGGGATCCTGTACGACCCGCACCTCTCGAAGGCAGACGCGAAGGCCGCGTGGTACGCGAACTCGAGGATGCTGGACATCCTGCAGGTCGTGAAGCAGCGTGGGGAATACGGCGAAGCCCGTGACGGGATCACCCTCGTCGACGCGATCCGGGGCGTCCTGCCCGCTCTCGACCTGCGCGGTTAGCATAGAGCCGACCGACAAGTACCAAGACAAGGAAGGCAAGACATGACGAGCAACAGTCCATTGGTCGCCCCTTCTCATGGGCCGCCGAAACAGGCGGATGGGAAGCCGTCGTACATCTCGCCCACGAGCTTCATGCTGTGGCGCGAGAACCCCGTGGGGTTCTGGATGAGGTATCTGGCTCCGCCAGAGATCAAGCCTCCGCGACCGCCGCAGACTCCCCAGATGGCGGTGGGCAACGTCTTCGACACCCACATCAAGTACCACCTGGCCAGCACGGTGGGGCGACGCGACCTCTCCTCGACGATGCTCGAGGACGGGATCGAGAGCCGCATGCTGGGGCGGAAGGGATCGCTGGACAAGTACGACCAGCTCGTGCTCTGGGAGGGGTTGCGGGCGTATCACGCCTACAAGGAGAGTCCGGCAATGCGGACGCTCCTGCAGAACCTCACCAACATCGAGATCACGCCGGCGGACAAGGTCCACATCGTCAATGGCGTGCCGATCTGGGGCAAGCTCGACCTTGAGCTCTTCGCCAATGGTCGGCGCATCGTGACGGATTGGAAGACCAGCGGGGCGTTCAACAGCGGCAAGACCTCGGTGGAAGCGGGATACTCCTACCGCTACGTCCAGCGGATGGAGGAGGGTCGCAGCATCTGGATCGACGAGGGACCGCACGCTCGCGCGATCGAACCTCTCGAGATCCTGTCCGAGCGTTGGGCGATCCAGATCGCCATGTACGCCTGGATGATGGGCGACGGACCGGGGTCGGAGATCAACGGGCGGATCGACAAGATCCTGCTCGTGGACTCGGACACCGTGGAGGTCTACGTGTACCGCTGCCACGTCGGAAGGGATTTCCAGCTGCGACTGCTGTCGGAGCTGAAGCTGATGTGGGAGAAGATCATGGCGAACGAGATCCTCCCGCCGGAACTGCGCGGCGCACCTCCGGCGTTGCTCATGGCGATGGTCGACCCGTAAGGTACTCCAGCCGGTCTTCCGGCTGGAGGGGCAGTTCGACTCTACCAATCTGAACGTGCCACCAGGAGATGAGCTCCTGGTGGCGCTTCAGTTCAGGGTAGCACTTGACGATGTGCTTACACGTGACCTTGCGGTACGTGTTGTGTGGGCACTCGCACATCCAGGGTCTCTTCCGAGCTGAGTCGTAGGAGACCCGGTACTCAGGGATGTGGACTCGGCCGTTCCGGTAGAACTCGTCCTCGCTGAGGACTGGAGTTCCCTCGACCAGCCAGACCATGATCACGAGACAATCAACCTGGTCCACCCGTCGTCACCGGGAGTCTCAGTGTGGTCTGTCATGTCACCGCTGATGAGACAGCCTTTGAAGGAGTCCCATCCCGGTTCGTCAAAGATCAGAGATCCGTTCTTCTCCCACGTTTCACCCATGGTAGACTGGAAGATGTCTACGTGGACATGACCGCCTAGAAGGCGGTACTTGAGGAGGTGCCTCACCTCGTCACCCGGAAGACAGAGACTGGGGTTCCCATCTGATCGAACACGTGGCGCTCGATCGAGATCTCCTCGCGGGTCCACTTGTTGGCCTGGTGCATCTCGTGGACGAGGGTTCCGTCGTACTGCAGGAAGCCGGCCGGGACCTTGAGCACGTAGCTGTGGCGAAGGCGGCGATTGCTGCAGACCGTGGAGTGCGCCGGTCGCTTCTTGCTCGCCTTGGTGAACACCGCAGCGATGCGGTCCTGCACGGTCTTCACCTCTTCGGCGGAGACCGGCGTCGGCTTGTTGACCAGCGCATAGCACTCCTTGCAGAGCGGGAAGCACTGCCACGTGTGCTCAGCGAGCTCCGCGCAGCGCCAGCAGATGCTGGGGTTCAGCACCATGTGGGTCGCGACCCAGTCCATCATCTGCGAGATCGAGCGGTATCCCTCGAGCAGGTCGCAGGATGCCGACTCACCGAGAGCCTCGTTGCGCTTGCGAGCCGCATCGAGGTCTTCCCATTTGCGCTCGGTCGACCACTCGTAGACGTGCCTCGGATTACAGCCAGTGAGGTCCAGCTTCTCAGCTGCCCACGTGGCCATGTCCTGCACGTACTTGTCCACGAAGATCCTGCGCCTGTCTTCGGTGGAGTAGTTCTTCGCGACGGCCGCGAGGATCGTGTTGGTCGTGTGCTTCATGACTTCCTACCCGCTTTCTTGGCCCGCTCGGCCAGGCTGTTGAGGTACGCCACGTAGGCGTCCTTGAACTCATAGATGTGCTCCGCCACCGCGATCTTCTCGACGGCGGTGAGGTCGCTGATGGGTCGGTCCCCGTAGAAGATGCGGAACCTCCCGTTCAGCTTCTCGTAGGATATGTAGTACTGGCAGAGCTCGCTCCACTTCCACGAGAAGTCTGCCTTGATGAGCAACTCGTTGAGGTCCCGCTCGGTCTGCGCGAAGAGAGCGCAGATGCGGTCGAGCTCTGCCTTGAAGTCCTTCGGGATCACAGGTCCTCCTCCTGGCGCAACTCCTCGTCGCGCCGCTCTTGATACTGGATCAGGGACTCACTTGGATCGTCCAGTCCTCGCTCAGGATCCTTGTCGATCATGCAGCTGTGGTTGACGTAGTGGTCGTAGCAGAGGAAGGTTCTGCACTTCGTGCAGAGCTTCGCCCGCCGGATGCACTGACTGCACTGGTTGAAGCGTGCCATCAGCTCATCAACTCCCCGACCGCATCGCGCACGAGCTCGATGGCCTCGCGCAGCTTCTCGATCGCAAGCATATCCACGTCTCTGATGCCATCGAGGTGGACTACGTTGATGGTGTAGTGCGCACGACTCCTGTACTCACAGGTCCACGTTGAGTGTCCGTGCTTCTGCCAGTGAGCTTCACGCTTCCCGACCACCATCGCTTGTGAGCAAGTGGTGAACGCCTTCGGCGGACCGAGAGCGTAGCGGCGAGTCCGTATGTAGATCTTCATATCTCCCTCCGTCCCTTCCACCGACTGTACTTCACGCGGTGACCCAGCGACGTCATGCGCCTCGCGTGAGCGAGGAGGACGTCGTACGAGTAGGCGTTGGGAAACCGGATGATGTCGAGGAGACGTTGCGCCGGGTCCCTCATCTTCTTGAGAGTCCGGAGCCTCATGCAGATGGCTGAGAGCGCGAGGCACGCATCGCACCTCGAGACTTGACAGCGGGAGCTCTTCATCGCACTGCCAGCATGATCATGTGCGGGTGGGTGGTCTCCCACTCCTTGCCACACTTGTACTTGAGGTAGCGCTTCAACTGGTTGCGAGTGTAGAGCTTGCCGTCGAGGTCGGTTGCCCACCCCTCGTTGCGGATGCTCTTGAGTGTGAGCATGGTGTCGCTGTCCACGAGGATCCAGCGAGGATGGACCGTACCGCGTCGGCGCTCGTAGCCGCTGACTTGAACCCATTCACTCATCGGTCCACCATCCAGTCGCAACTCCCAGTTGCTTCAGGCCCGCTTGAACGAGCCGCCGCAGGACCTCTTGACGCGTGGTGCCGAACTCTCGCTGGCACTTCGCGATACGCTCTGCCTCCGACTTGGAGACATAGATGGTGTAGGAGGTATCCGCCTTCTCAGGCGCGGGTTCCCCCTTTTCGGGCATGTGTGCAGTGACCCAGCGTTTCAGTGCCGGGTCTACCTCTTCCTTCTTGGCCATGCGTACTCCGCATTGTGATGGCGGCTACCTGCCGCCGTAGGCCGGGGTCTCCGGTATGGAACCGGCCGCTAGGCTCGGGTCAGGAAATGGAACCGGCCACCGCACCCCAGCTCTCGCCGGGGTGGGTGGACCGTGTAGTTCGCAAGCTGCTGCTAGTCGAGGACGGTGAGGTTGATGCCGACCTGCACCTGCGTGTTGTCCTCCAGCGCGATCTTCCCACCGCCCCACGCGTTGATCTTGCCCGAGGCCGACGACGGCTTCGGCTGGCGGATGGGGAGCACGATGCGCGTGCCGTTGGCGTAGACGAGGATGGCGACGGCGGGGAACTCCGTGAGGCCATCGGCCGTCATGTTGGGCTCGACGGGGATGCGAGCCTTGATCTCGCGCTCCTTCGTCTCGACGATCGAGACGTCGCCGCCCTTGTTCTTGCTGGCCATCGGCTTACCCGACCCGGTGCCGGCGGGACCGGTCACGCCCTCGGCCTGCTTGTTGATCTCACCCATGGT